TTGCGTAAAGGTCAGATGATGCACCCGCACCGGTAAAGGTACGTTCAACAAAACCTACAAGACCGGTACCATGATCGGTAACGTATTCAGTCTTGATGTTTTCTGCGAAAGTAGTTGCTGTACTAGGTACAAAAGCAAAAGTACCGGCCTTAACAGTACCGTCTGACATAAAATTCTGAACGGTATAAACTGACTGACCCAAAACGGCCTTCTCACCGCTTAAACCTAATGCGGGAGACAAACCGACTGATTTCTGTAATCCCATAGTTCTAAACCTCTCTGATGTTAATCAACGTTTACGTTATTGAAAATATCATTCAATACATTTGCTGAATGGTTTGAGACATTATTATGCTGTCCGTTTGCCCCCTTCTGCAAATTCTGTGATGCCTTTGTGTACGCATTGTATACGTCTCTGGCATTGTCGCTGTCACATGCAATATCAAGTCTCTTACATGCTTCGACATAAATATCGTTGGCACTGTCAAAAGCACCTACTTTGACATTACCTAAAATGCTTTTACATTCATCAATAGCCTGAATTTCGTCAAGAACACTGTTTCGAGCATCTTCGTAAATCTGTTCAAGGTCAACCGGTGCTTCATCGCTTGCCATTTCCTTCTTACCTTCAATTCCGGCCTTAAAACCTGAAATAAAGGCTTCTTTGATTTCTTCAGGTGCGTCAGTGTCAATACCACAGGCACGCATGAACTCGGTCATTTTATCGCCCTTCTTCTCAGGCTTTTCTTCGTCCTTGACCTTCTTTTCGACCTTCTTTTCAGTTTCTTCCGCTTCGATTTCTTCATCTTCTTCATCTTCGATGATTTCTTCTTCAGCTTCAGTCTCAACCTTTTCGGACTTCTTTACAGGCTGTTTCTTTGACTTATCCTCGAACTTTTCCTTCTTGTCGGATAAATCGATGATTTCTTCCACTTCCTCGCCTTCTTCATCGGTCAGTGCTTCATCCTTTACAGGCTTCTTTGCTTTAGTTCCGCACTTATCCGCAGCACACTTATCACTGATAACTTCCTCGGTTTCGTCAACCTTTTCAGTTTCAGTTTCAGGCTCGGTGTTTTTCTCTACATACTTGTCGACACGTTCGGCAAGTTTGGTGAATGCTCCCAGAATCCCGGATAACTTCTTATCCAGTGCGTCCTGAACAAGATTCGCTATTTCTTCTCTATCCATATCAGACCTCTTACTGTCGTAAACAAGAACTTCGTGACCGGCTCTGCCCTGTTCAACGAGTGCAAGGTGATTGCCCGATATGTCACGCATAATAAAATCGTATTCCTGACCATCCTCGGTTTTGCCAGGAGTAAAATCAGGTTTGTATCTGTACGCTAAAGACAGCTCTCTCAGTGCTTCAGATTCAATTAAATCCCTGGCCTTTTTATCAAAAAAATGTAGGCTGTTCATAAGGTACGGTGAAGCATATTTGCCGTCTGTTCCCGTTGCCCCGATTCTCGTATCTTTTGCGGGATCTTCGGCAAAATCAGGATGATGACGTAGTTGAATAGGTATGCCGTTAATCGATTCGATTGTGGTCGCTTTTTTCAGCTCTGATTCAGGTCTGTAACCTTTATAAATTTTATCAGGATCAAGCCCTAGACTTCTCCAACCGGGAATTTCTTTACCGTAATACGGAGCAACCTGTACTCTGGTAAGCGGTGAGATTTTTACATGCAAAAAGCCGTTTTCGTCAACACTTCGTACTGAGCCTTTATCAAACGCTAAAGTTTCATAAGCAAAAGGATTGTCAATACTCATTTTCCTCTCTCTCACCCGTTGTCAATTCAGCGGGGATAATTCCACGCATGATACATCTGCAATACCACAACTCGGCCGGAAACACATTACGTTCCACATCAGTATCAAACAAGCCTTCAGTTAAATCAAATTCACGTCCGTTGAATTTGATATGCGTCTGTCTGCTTGTGAACTCGCCCGGAACATGTATCCACGTTGCCTTTTCAAAACCTAAATCAAGCATGTTTTGTCGCTGTATTGCCTGATTTGTCATCATGGTTATCTGCAATAACACACTCTCTGCACGCTGTCTCGGAATGTTGTCATTGTCAAGGATTGCATCCCAAATTGCAACCTGATCCCCGCCGTGATAAATCCAGTCCACCACATACGGCACAATGTCAGAAATAAGGCGGTATGTCAGTCTTGCTGCGTGAATTGTCGCATCTATACAGATTCGTCTTAATCTGCGTTCGCTGTTTTCACTGAGCCATCTTCCACGTCTTTCATCGTCTCTGCGTACTGCCGGCGGTGTTGGAGGTATCATACCACCGCCACCGCTACCACCTGTTATAACACCCGTACTTCCTGTACTCATGCCTGTTATATCAGTCTGTACGCTCTGCCCCACATCGTTAATGTATGCCGTTACGTTTTCGGCCGTAACAGGTTCTATTCTGTGAGGTAAAGGCGGGATCTCTGCCGTGCCTAGTTCATCAGCGGGATGTGTAGGCGGTACATTACTGTATAATCTCTGAGTAACGTACGTTCTGCTCATTCCGTGACGTACACAATTCTCCGTCATGCTGTTTGTGATGTGCCATGCCTGAGAACGAACGTAACTGTATATAGACTGTCTCAGATCTTCGGCAAGTGCCTGCTGCAAACCGAAAAGAATGTTTTGCGTAAACGTTCTTAACGTTGCCAGCAGATTGCGGTCA